TTATTGCTGTGGAGCAACAGATGATGGTGCCAGTTGAGCCTTAACTGCATCTGCGGCCGCCTGAGCTGCAGCAGCTACCTTGTCTTGATTAGACGCTTCCTGATCGACTGTCTTTTGCGGATAGGTTTCTGCTAGGCTGTCTTTCAAATCCGAATAGGCTTTCTCAACTGCATTGGCAATTGTCTGCTCGTCTGTGCTGGTGAAACCAAGCGACTTTAAACCGTCTTTCACCGCTTGAATTGCAGTAGATTTCTTAACCGCACCGTCAATCGCCTGTGTCACACCAAGCTGTTCTGCTGCTGTTACCGCAGCGTTTGCCAATGGGCCTAATACCTTTACCAAGGTGAGTGCCTGTTTGTTAGCCAGCAACTGTTTTGAGATCCAAGCCCCAATGATTGGGACTGCCGCTACTGCAAGTGATACTACAAGATCTGTCCAATTATTCATTTGTATCTTCCTTTCTTATTTCAAGATCGTGAACTCGGTTATACAAGAGCTCACCGGTTCCATTTCCACCAAGTGCCTTATAAGGTTTGAACAAGTAGTCTAGGTCATTTAGATCCGCTGTGCTGACATAGCCACGATCTAAATATGTCTGGCACGTCTTGTATAAGTCGTGATGTTGTAACCCGACCATCGCTGTTTTGAGCAATTCAACCGAATCCTGCAAAGCTTCTGCTTCCTTTTTACGGTCTAGTTCATTTGCGGCAACCTCGTTTAGCCGCTCCTTCTTGTTGTCTTGCCATTTACCATACAAAACTTTGATCCACCACATCAGCAAACCAGAGACCAGCCCCGCTCCACCCAACTTTATAAATAAATCCACATTGTTTCACTTCCTTCCACAAAAATAGCCGCTAGCTTTTGCTGGCGACATAGTCATTGCCTGTAATTTGCTTGTATTGATCCTCAGTTATTTGCCGGCCTACGTATTGCTCTATCGGGCACCCCCAAGAATGGAGCAAACTGCAAATTTCGAAGTCACTCATTTTTCTCACCACCCTCAATCTTTGTCACGCGAGCATACAGTTCAGCGATCATCTGCTGTTCAGGTGACGGTCCGGGGAGTGGATGATCATTAGCCGGATCGTAACCTTCATCGGCAACGATTTTGCCGTCTACAAGAGATGCGTGACCCTCAAAAAACTGAGACACGTCATCTGCTTCTATGATTTGTTGACCGTCTTCTGTTGGTCCCACTTTGGCATCTTCCGCTTCATAGGCCCAGTTGGTCAGGCGGTTTTGCTCATCTAGCCAAATCTTAATCTTCATCTTAATTCACCACCGCATCATTGGTCGGATACGCATCATGAGTAATAAAGCTCAAGCTGCCAGCATACCCGCCTTGTCCACGCCATGGAATAATGTAAATTCCACCAGCTGAAACATATAATTCACAGGCTGCGCCCGTATACGACATGCTACCGAGTAACCTTGCTGCATCATCACTGTTAAATGGGCTATACCCTGGTCGAATGTTGGCAATTTTGACCCACCCATTACCAGTCTTCATTTCAAAAGCAATCCCAATGGTGACATTTGGGCCTTTTCTTGAATATGAGATATTTAATTTCTTGACATCATTAGTTTCCAGCTCCGAGTCTTTGTGATAGTAATCAACTGCATCATGAGCATTAAAAGTGGAAGTAATGTGCTTGGTAGAATTACCCAATCCGCTGACTAGGTCGGTTAGTTCAAGAACACCCATCGAAATTCTGCTGGTGTGCATTTTTGTTGTTCCATCTGTCTGCGTAATGTATGACAGTAATCCATCAGGATTTACTTCCGTATGATAGATTTGGCCGTTTGGCTTGCCACTATTGTCCTCAATATTACCGGAAATGACATATGAGGCCCCGTGGAGCGTAAGGGAACCACTGGACAATATCTCGGATCCTGAAATTCTCACGTGTTGGAAAGGAACATTGATATTAGGCGAATTAATCTCAGCGGAATTAAGAATAATTGAGTTGAGTTCTTTAATGTACAAAACAGCTTGAGCAATCGCATCATCTACCCACTTGGAACCGTCATAGCGCTGTACAGCCGTTGCATCTTTTAAGCTTGTACCATGCCACCAAGTATCACCCTTTTTGGGATTCGCCGGGGCATCTAGCTGTACATAAGGATATGGCACATCCTTGCTTCCGGGGGTACCCTGAACGCCTTGAGGGCCCTGCGGTCCTTGTGGACCAGTATCACCTTTTGGCCCTTGTACCAGTTGCCAACTGTAATCAGCCGGATTGTTGCTATCAGCTTTTGTGAAGTCTGTATAACTACCAATGTACTTGCGAGAGCCAGGGGTATCGAGCGAAAAGTTGGTTCTACCATCACTGCTATCGGCATAGGCAATATGGAAGTACGATGTTTTGCCATCGGCACCTGCTTTACCCGGCACCCCATCTTTACCATTCGCACCATCTGCGCCTTTAATCAGCGACCAGCTATAGTCACTTGGATTAGTGCTATCGTCAGATGTGAAGTCGCTGTAGAAACCAATGTACTTACGATTAGAATCAGTGGTTGAGAAGTCATTCTTCCCATCTTGACTATTTGCGTAAGCAAAGTGAGCATAGGCAGTACGACCATCAGCGCCCGGTTTCCCTGGCAAACCTTGATCACCTTTGGGCCCCACATTACCGTCTGCGCCTTTAAAAAGCGCCCAATTGTAATCTGCTGGATGGGTGCTGTCTGCCTTTGTGAAGTCGCTATACGTGCCAATGTACTTTTTGCCATCACCACCGGATACCGTGAACCCGCTTTGGCCGCTTACATCATTCGCCCAAGCGGTATGAAAGTACGATGTTTTACCATCGGCACCCTTTGCACCGGGAACACCGTTAGCACCATCCTTTCCCTGAATAAGCGCCCAATGGCCAGCGTAATCCGCCGGATTGTCACTTGGGACTGATGACTTATTTGACCAAACGATTGCCATATACTTCTTACCAGTTGGGAAGACACTCATATTGGTACCTTTATCGTCATCGGCATAACGAAGCCAAGGATAATATTGAACGGTTTTTGAGATATTCGACATCTGGTTGGCAAGATCGCTGAGCCGTTCGTCAAAGTTAACCGTCTCGTGCGCAAACTCACCCAAAGTAAGCTTGACAGAATGGTTAGCGCGACAACGCTCAATACTCAATACCTTGGCGGACAAGAATAGTTGCTGGTTTTCATCGGCGATGTGGACGGTTTGATTCAGTGGTACGTATGGTGAATTAACCAAATCAATATCATAGGTTTCATTCGGGTGGTTATACTTCTTCAAATCTGCCAAAGCCGCTTGCAAAAGTGCCGCCTGCGAGTTTGAATCAAACGTTTTAACCCGATTCCAGTCAGACTGTGTTGGGTTAGGGTTGCTGTTGCTTAACAAACGTGAATATTTCTGTACGGCAATGGTGTCGTGCAAGAACCCGTACTGATCAAGCACAAACTGTCCCGTTGGATCAGTCCAGTGGTAGCCGACCAAGTTGATTGGATCCTGATTAGTTGATCCATCCGTACTTTCTGGCACCGCTCCATAAGCCTTGATCGATGTTTCCATGTCATAGGTATCGAGGTGCGTGACGATATTGTTGATGTCCTTATTCATTTCAAAGGAAATCAAGCTGTCACTGGCCGTTTCATGTCGAATGTTAATGACATGCTTAACCAAATTTGTTCCAACAAACTCAAATCCAAAACTAAGCACTGCATCAAAATCTTTTGCCACGGCAATAATGCGAGCCAACGATGATTCTTCACTAGTCCACTCGAGTGTTCGAACATTTTTAGGAAATTCATTAACGCCAATCTCCCAGCCAGAATCATTTGTAAACCTCGTGATGTAGTCAGCGATGGTATATGGTTTGTCGGCCTTGTACGCGCCAACGGTTTCGTTAATCAAATCATTACCGGCATCACTAGCAACAATTGAGTGGATATGTCCTAGAGAATCATGGTCAACCGATTCAACCACCATTTGGTGAGCGTTTCCTTCTTCATCTTGATACATGATGAAGTTGGTTGCTTTAGCCATCTCATTGACTGCTTGTTCCTGATCATTCGTGAAGTGAATATCAAGAGAAAGCTCGACCGCAGGACGATTGTCAACACTTTGTGTTTCTATATCGTTGTCAATTCGCCATTCGCCTTTGCCATCAGTCGACCCAACACCCAAAATGTTTGATTTTCGATCTGCAAAGTAATACTCCATTTATAGCCACGCCTCCCTTATCTCGACTTCACATGCAAATGGTTGTGCCCAGCTCGAGGGCGTGATAGCAATCTCAGTATCACCGGGTGGCAGTTTGAACTGTTCCCATTGATTGCCAATAGTATGAAGGGTGCGGCTCTCAGACCCATTCAAATAGGTTTTAGAATTGGCAACATCGATGGTCAGTACATCGCCATTTGAAAACCTGTTCTTGATGTCTGTCCACCAATTTACGTGTTGCCAGTCAAATTGAACCGCAATCAGTTTCATCGCAGCTTGTCCCCATGTGTTGTTGCGTTCAAACCAAACGGAAAATGCTTCAACATTCTCACTGATCATGTCTGGACGAGTCAAAGGTGGCAAAGAGACGGTCATTTCACGACCACTTTTTCCATTCCATGGAGAGACTTCAAAATTAATGCTCGAGCCGAATTTGCTCAATCTAGCTTGCATTAACTTATCATTTGTAAATTTCGATCGATCAAGTGACATGGTTCCCACTTGCTGGTCTTTAACATAACAATCGACCTTAATCTCGTCTTTGACAGCATTGTTGTCTGTGACTACCATTTGATACTGTACTTTGCCACCAGCCTCAAGTGTTAACTCCATGCGGCCCAATTCGGATACTGTTGTCTCAAAATGGAGCATCATGGTTAAAGTGAAGTTGTTGTTGCGCGTCTTTTGACTTGTGGCGGCAATTGGTATTTTGGCGGATGGCCCATTCCAATGATTCCCAGTTGAAGCATATGCAGGTTCCATATGCGGCCCGTTGTAGCTGTCACTGGCATAATTGATTGATCCAGTCTGCTTGTTTGGTTTGCTTAAATCACCGCCCCAATTCGGATTGTTAGTGGCTGATTGATTGTATATCGTGCCGGATATTGGTGCTGAGAAATTTCCGTTTAGCCCTTTCTCCGATACGTCGGTAGTATATCCATCAATTTCTTGCGTACCGAATTGAAGAATACCCGGGTGATCATTAACAATCCCAACCATTCCATTATCAGCGTGCATAGTCGCCGTAATAACTGGCTCAACAGGATAAGTACCGCCATTGTGAACCGTGATGGTGTTGGTATAGTATTCAGGATCAGCTGGGTTAGGCGACCATGGAGAAACGGTGGGTTCTTGTTTTAGATTAATATTGTCAATACAGATCCATCCGGGAATTGCTGATGTTTTAATAAAGCCAAAGCGCAAAGTGGTTACAGTGACGTCTCTGTCCGCCGTCCACGTTTTTACAAAACGATGCCACGTTCTTTGATCCCCCGAAGTATCCCGTGAAACCTGTCCCATTGATAGTTCGAAAAGCGGGCCTTCGTTTGTCAGCAAAAAGTCTGATGCTTGTCCAGTAGCGGACCCTGCGCTTGCATAATAATAACTATATGTCCACGTTTCACGCTTTTTGATAAGAACAGGTGTGATTGGATAAGAAGCATATTGATCTGAGCTTGTTGCTGGATTTGTGCTTAAATTTGCAACTTCAAGCATAAATTTACCCATTGGTGATGGAAATGTTGAATCAGGTCCCTCATTTACGGAGAAAAGCCTATCCTCCAGTTTTCCGTCACCCCAAGCAATCCCTGATGGTGTTTTACCCGATTCGAATCCGGAGTCGACCAGCATGTTCATTGGTACGTCCTTGTATGGCATATTGTCAGCCGTCTTCGTGGCTACCGAGTGGGCGATGCCATCGGGAACAAATAAAGTAAACGAAGATGTAATTGCGTTTCTGCCTTTGGGAACATCGTCAACATCTGTGAGCACGGCATTCCAGTAAACAGACAAGTCATCATTGAACGAAACCTGATGAGTGTTACCGTGCAAGATGCCACTTAGCTTATAGAAGGAAGTCCGAAACGACTTTTCATCAGCTGCTATAAGCTGATATCCAACAGTGATTTCCCGAGATGGGTTTCGTACATACTCCAGCATTTCGCCATCAGATATTCCTATAGGATTGCTTTTAGCGTCTTGCTTAAGAAGCTCACGCCCTCCGACCTGAAGTGTTTGATAACCAGGAATCAGATCTTCGATATACTGGCCATCAATTTTCATTGCCTCAGCTGGGTACTGTTTCTTATCTGCACCCGTAAAGGGCATCGTTTCTCTGAAATCGTACAATTAGACTAGCCCCTTTCGATAATTGCTTACCTTTGTCAAACGATTAAGCTCTGTTTGCATTGGGTTTGCGGTTGCACGAGCAACCTCTCGGCCGTCAATGTACAGAGGAACCTCAATCGTTTGCTTGCGAGTGTAGTTGACATCAAGATTTGAAGACAAGGTTGCGCCCTGTACACTGCTGTTGAGCGACTGCAATGATGCATCAAAGGGAGAAGTATTCACTGCCGGCATCGTAACTGCAGCACTATCAGCAATGGCTTGTGCCATGCTCGAAACGTTCTTTTGGACATTTGAGAACTTGTCAGTAAGCCCCGCATTTAAGCCGTTCATGATGGCGTTACCAGCAGGTATGAGCAGCTTGGCATCGTAGCTGATTGGGCCTTTATGCTTGCGAATCCAATCAGCAATTCCACCAACAAACTTCTTGATGCCTTCCCAGACTTTCTTAAGTCCCTTTAAGAAACTGTCCATGATTGCTTTACCAGCAGCCATTAAATCAATGTGTCTAAGCGCATCGAAGGCTCCTTTGATACCGCTAACCACACCATTTACCATGCCAGTAAAACCAGACCATACAGCCTTAGCGCCATTAAAAATACTAGTAGCAGCTCCAATCACAATAGACTTTATGTTGCTCCAAGCTGATGAAAAAAATGATGTAATGCTGTTCCACAATCCGGAAAAGAATCCGGGAAGTGCGTTCCAAATTCCCTCGGCTGTGCTGACTGTTCCGCTCCATAGTCCTGATAAGAATGAAACAACACTGTTCCATACGCCCTCAGTGGTAGACACAATACCGCTCCATAATCCGCTGAAAAACGACGAAAGCGCACTCCAAATAGCGGAAGCGGCAGATACTGCACCATTCCAAAGCCCCTCTAAAGCTGAAACTAAAGTATTCCAAGCAGTGATTGCATAAGTTTGAATAAGGCTCCAAATACCGGAGAAATACGTAACAAGGCCATTCCAGATCTGTCCAGCGGCTGAAACAATGCTATTCCAGATCAGCTGGAGATCAGCGCCTAGCTGTGTCCAATTTGCAGTAAGCAAATCAATGACAATAAGAATGGGACCCATAATAACTGCTTTAAGCATGTTCCAAACACCGGTAGCAACTTGGACAATCCCATTCCAAATTGTCGTCAGGGAACCGCCAAAGGTTGACCATACAGCAGTGGCTACCGCAACTATTCCATTCCACAGAGTCGTGAAGAATGTGGATAGCGCGTTCCAAACTGCCGTTGCTGCAGTAACAGCACCTTGCCAGATAGCTGAGAGAGTGGTTGTGAATGCTGTCCAAGCAGCTGATGCCGTTGTCGTAATCCCAGTCCATAGATTGCTGAAGAAACCTGTAATGCCGCTCCAAGCTGTCTGAATGCCGCTAATTGCAGAGGTAAATGCACCCGATATTGCGTTCCAAACCGCTTGCGCAGCCCCGACAAGTCCTTGCCAAGCTCCTTGCAGCCACGAAACAAATCCCGACCATAGTTTTTGGCCGGTCTTGGTTTGGGTGAAAAAGTACACCAGACCAGCAACCACTGCTGCAATCCCAGCAATCAAAAGCACCCACGGATTCATGCCTAAGATCAATCCAAACGCTTTCCATACACCACCAGCCGTTTTTACGATAGTTCCGAAGTTAGTGATAACGGATATAACGCCTCTAATAGGGCCAATCATTTTAGAAAAAACACCGAGAACGCTTGAAAATCCGCCGATGGCTAATCCAATTACTTTGAAGGCTCCGACAGCTCCAAGGATCGCCACAGCAAATGATTTAACGATGTCGTTAGCAAACGCTGCTTTAACAATAGCTGCAAATGGCTTCAAAACAGCTACCACTCCGCTTAGAGCGACCTTAACACCGTCAAAAATTGCTTTCCACGGTAAATTAGCAATAAACTCCCCAACGGTAGTCATCGCTTCCATTGCTGCTACTCCGAAATCTGTAACAGCTTGTTTGATTCCGTTAAATAGTCCCGACATTTGCCCATTACCAAATGCCGAATTAAAAGCATCTCCAACCTTTTGAGCAATACTAATTAGATTGACAAATGCAACATTGACTAAGCTACCAACTAGGCTCCAAATGGTTTGTAAAACGGACCCGACTCCTTTGAGAACGGAACTGAGCCCGCTCATCGAGTCGCCCTTCCCCAAACTGCTTAGTTGTGTCTTGATGTTCAAAATCAATGCCGAAAACGGAGAAAAGAACTTACCGATTGATGATATAACAGAATCAAAATTAATTGCGCCAATCTTATCAATGATTCCGCTAATAACTCCGATAGCGACTTTAGACATTGCCTGCCATGCAGGCTGAAGCTTGTTTGCCAGTGTTTCCTGAAGACCGTCCATTGCCTCGCCGACTGTCTTGTAACTCGTGGCCATCTTCTGGAAAGCCTTGCTGTTGCCTGCCTTTTCGATACCATCGAAGAACTGCTGCGTGCTTATTTTACCGTCTTGAACATTCTGAACCAGTTCTTTGGTGCTCATGCCCATTGCTTTAGCAACGGCTGCCATGCCTGCTGGAGTCTGTTCAAGCATTAGACGGAAATCAGCCCACTGCACTATTGGCTTAGCAGCCATTTGTGTGCCTTGTTCCATCAATGTTTTCATGGCTTGCTTGGGATCATCAGTGGCAGCAGCTAGGCCACCCATACCTTTAACAAGGCGGCCAACTCCTTTTACACCTACTGATGAAAACTGCGCATAGGCAGAAGCCATGTCAGATGAACTGTAAATGGTCTTCTGAGCATATGATTGCAACGACTTTTCAATCGAGGAAATCTGCGCAGGCGTTTTACCCAGAAACTTCATATTCCCCTCAAACGTCTGCCAAGCTTTGCTTGATTCGTCTAGTTCTCCTACCATGCTTCTCACACCATTGCCAATAGCCCCTACCACTTTGACAAGACCTATAGCTCCAGCAATTTTGCTAACGGTTGATACAAAATTTCCCGCTGGCTTTGTCGACTTTTCAAAGCTATCGCCGATCTTTGACGCAGAACTCGCAACATTCTTAAAAGTCCCCGAAAAGTTGCGGTCAACGGCGGATAAAATCGCTTCAACACTAAAACTGTCAGCCATGTGGTCCCTCCTTTCTTTCAGATAGTGGAATGATTTTGCCTTCGCGCTTCAAACGCTGAAATTCGGCCATCCGTTTTGCGAACACTTGTGCTCTAGTCTGTTTGAGTTCAGTTGTGCTCATCTGTGACACTGCATAATTGGGCTCATAATTTGATCGCACGTTATCAATAGCCGCTTTCTTATCAAAGAAATCATCAAACGTCTTGAACTTCGGCTTAGGATTCTTGCTCCCAGTTGTTGCCTGTACTTGCTGGTTCATCCATGCTTGCTGTGCAATCTCGTTCTGTCTATCGACTTGCTTAAGCTGATAGGCTTCCATGCGCAGTTCATATTCAACAAGCGTCATACGTTCAATTTTCCAAATATCAGAAAAGCCTAGATAGGCAAATGCGTTTAACAAGATTTCGTGATATGTTTCTTCACTACTCTTTTGAACGCTTTCGTCCTCATCTAGGCTTTCATGTTTTTTGCTACTGCTTTTACTGCGTTAGCACTGTTCATTTCATTTGCAACTTGCTTGAATAGCGAATCTAAGTCTGTGTTGCTGTCAATAAAGTCATCGACTTCATTAGCTGACGGGCGTTTCTTAGATGCCACGGTGGCTGAATAAATGGTGTCTGCTAAAACAGCAGCATCGTATGCATTCAGACCAGCTAGTGCCTTTGCAACACCCATGCCAAAGTTAATGCCATGCATGACGGCACCCATATTCTTATCCATTTCTCGAACAAAGCGGACACCAAAGTTAAGTTCGTATTCTTTACCGTTAATGGTTAATTGCATGATTTAAAATCCTTTCTTTTAAAGCCGCCCGGGTTTCACCCGTACTGTGACTTTCTTAGGCGACTTGCATCAATTAATTATCCGTGCGTAGTGGTGGTAGTAGTTGTTTCGCTCGTACCTGGGTCTTTAACAGAATCCCACTTGACACCACCGCCGGTACTATCAAGGCTAGTGACCTTGCCAACCCCAAGGAATACGTAATCGACCTGTTCCTGAGTTTCGTCATCGAGAGTTGTCCAGCCACGCTTTGGTGTGCCGTTAACTGAGAATGTGACATCGCGAGTAGAGTGATCATCAGGGTCATTGTCGCTGCTGTCTTCTTGCACCGTTACCTGCATGTACCATGCGTAATACTTGCCAGCGGAGTTCTTACGCTTGCGGTAGAGAATCCAAAAGTCGAGCAATTCGCCGTCAAACAGTGAGTCATACATTGCGTCTGCAATTGCAGACGTGTTGTTCAGAAACTCGACTTCAAGATCGGTACTTGCGGAACTACGAGTTGCTACATTGCCGTCCTTGGTAACAGTGGAATCACTGTCAATAGACGGATCAAAGGACAGCGAAGTCTGCCAAGGGATAATTTGGCCGCTAACCTTTGCTTGATCGCTATGTTTGCGAGCCAAGGCAACAACGTCCATGCCTTCTAGCACTTTTAATTCATTTGCCATGTTATAGCCTCCTATAAAATATTGAGATTGAGTATCAGCGTGGCTCGGTTGAGAACCGTGTCAGGGACACTCTGGTCTTGTGTGAACTCTTTTGACTGATCTTCTACACGTCCATAGAATCGGTAGTCATCGGTTAGCACTTGTCCAATCGCGGCACGAAAAAAGCGCTCTGCCATATCAGATACGATGAAACGCTGTTTTTTGTCGCCCCAGATGTCGATGGTGATCAGCACATTGCCATTGAGTGACGTCTTTGTTGCAGTAGGAACAACTTGAATATCGCCAACAATGACGAAGGGATATGGGGCGTTCTCCTGCTGCATGGGCAAATGGTCGTAAGTTTTGTAACCAGATGATTGCGAAAACGCATAGAAGTAGTCGTAGAGCTCTTGCTCTGGTGATGTGATTTGAATCACCTACTTTGCTGCTTGTTTAAGCTGATTAATAAACTGAATCTTTTGATAGAGGAATGCAGGCTTCAATACAGGACGTGCCCGCATGAATCGAGTTCCATTTTCGGTGTATGGGTTGTATTCCATTGACATGCCAACTATGCCCGTTAGGCCGCCATCTTCAAGCGATAAATTGATGCCATGCTTTGTAGCACCAGTAGGATGAGCATACACGGTGCCGGTCATTTGCTTAGAACGAGTCTGGAGCTGTGCTGTCTGCTGTTTGACGATTTGATTGACAACGTCCATCTTTGCTCGCTTCAGCAGACCAGCAACCAACTTGTCCAGACCTTTTATCTGCATGTTATAGCTGATGCTGGCTTTGCTCATTTCGTCTCACCCACAATCAAAGTAGCGTTTTGAAGCGGGACACGGTCAGTATTGATGGCATAATGAGTCGCTTCATCATCAATCGTTAAATAGCTCCAATTGACGGTGATTGGCTCAACTAGTCGGATCACCTTTGCCTTTTGAGCATAGTTTCCGAATAGCTGAACACTCTTGTCGGTTCCCATGTCGGTGACGCTAGCAACTGTAGTGGCCATCTTTTTCACATCACCGTATCGATGTGTTTGCGGATCATATTCTTCATCATCAAGCCAGAATGTAACCTCATGATCTAACCGCATATGATCACCTCTTTGGATAGCCAGAAATGAAGCTAACGGTGCCAAAAGACTTGGCATTCTTCCCGTTGGCTTCTTTCCAGTCATTGATGTCGTCAGCAAAATCATCGAAGTCATTAGATTTGAACGTGAACGACTGGCCTTCTTGCTCGTATGACGTCATGCCTTCGTTCTTACGCCTGTTGTAGCGTCTGACGCATACTTCTAGGGCAATGTAGGTCAACTCACTAGGAAAGGCCTCATCCGTTCGCAAACCGAGCTTAAATCGCAAGGCTTGCGTCGTATTTTTGATAATGAGGTTAAGCACATCATCCTGTGTGTCAGTTTTGATTTCCATCATCGTCTTCAAATCTGCAAGTTTTATTGGATCGCTTTCTGCCATCACTTCACCGCCTTTATTGCTTGAGCGTACTTGTATGAGCACTTCAACTTATCAACGAAGCTAAGGTCTTCACCAAACGGGACTCGATCGGTGTACTTGCCCTTAAAGAAAAGATCATGCATATCACCGGTAACACCAGCATTGTGCATGATCTTGGTTTCATTCCACCGCTTGACTGGATCGGTAGCCCAACAAAAATCGAGCTCATCACTGATGACGGGCCCGATGTTGAAGTACATCATATTCCATAACTGCGACCACATTTCAGCGGTCCATTTCTGGATATTGCTGTCGACCGTTTGCAGGTATTGCCACAGTCGGTTGCTGTCGGCATACACCTTCCGCCAGTATTCAGCTGACGGGTGACTGATGAGCCACTGAGCACCGCCAGAATTGTGGTTGATCGTCTCAAGCGAAGCCACCGTAACGCCGACAATGTCAGCCATGCGTTTCAAGATTTCTTCTCCGTGTTCGCACTGCTTGATATAGTCAACGCTGATATAGCTAAGCGTGTTGCTACACAGCCAGCGATCAGACTTTGCTTTCAGCTTGCGAAAGTCTGGCCGTTTACGGAAGATCACATCGCTATCGAAGTAGAAATAGTCCTCTTTTTCGCGTTCGGGGTCCTCAGCTAGATACTGCCACCACAGCCAAGGCTTCACAGACGGAATATATTGCCTGTCTGAGCGCTTGTCGGTATACGTGTGTACTTCTACTCCATATTTGCTGGCAAGCGTTTCTGGCACCTTATAATCATTCACAGTGAAGAGCAAAACGACATCTTTCATGCCAAACCCGACACTTTGCAGATTAGTTAGGCAGACTTCTAATTCCCATTCGAATCTCTGAATAGCGGGTTGACACAAGATGAGTTTCATTCTGTCCTCCAATCAGCCGCCCGGTTTCCCGTACTGTCCTATTTCGATAGGCGACTTGCATCAATTAATTATCCGTGCGTAGTGGTGGTAGTAGTTGTTTTGCCTGGAACGAGCACTTTGGCTTGCAAGACGTTCTCAGCTTCTGGGAAGCTAGGAAGTGCAGTGGCTGCCGCTTTTTCCCACGTTGCAATTGGATCTTGCGTGGTTTCGTAAACGGTGGTGAACACATTGCCAACAGTGCCCTGTTGAACACCCGGAGTTGAAATCAGCCGGGACTCTTCAGGGGTAGGACCATAAACGGTTTGTCCGAGCTGGTCATCACCAAAGGCTACCAAAGTGTCTTCTGGGAAGTACCGTTCAACGGTATAGATACCTTTGGCTCCCTGCTTACGGTACTTGGCATCATACGTGACAATAGTTGGCAAGCCGAACGACTGCATAACCGCATTGAGACTGCCAACACTAGGCAACAGACCTGCTGTCTTGAAGTAGTCAGCAAATGCTTTACTCCGGATCAGGGCAGTTTGTACCTTGGAAGAAGTCAAGATTCGCGTTGGCGCGTAGTCGAGCAGTGCAAACCAGTCTTGCAAGTCCTTAATCGGATCAGCACCATTTGCATCCCAAGAAGTAGTTGCGGTAACTTGGTGTTCACTTGGAACATGGTAATCAACATCGAAGTTGAGATTGTTCTCATTAATGGTGATCTTACCAGTTGCCAAAGCCTCCATGCGCATCTTTTCAACGCGCGCATAAACACCTTGAACCAAAACATCCAAGTCGTTGTACACAAGGCTGGTCAGGTAGTTCTGTTCAGCCGGTGTGCGCGGATTGCGCAATGCGATCAGGTCCTTTTCCTTAAGCTGCATCTTGCGTTTGATGTAGCCAAGTTCAGCGGCCTGAACGCTCGCTTCACGACTGCCAATCTCCGCTTCCGTATCGAATGCAGAAATAGATGCCACGATAGGCGTCTTAGACCCACCACGAAGAAATTCAAAATCCAACTGATTAATTTTGGTTGATGGGAACAAGGTGTCCCCAAGTAATTGCGGATACTGGCGGTTTTGAACGTAATCAAGTACCGTCTTTTGATTAAACAAATCTAAAATAGCTGGCATAAGTTAATCCTCCTTAGTCAGAAACGTGGCTGAATTTGATTTCTTTCAGCGCAGTGATAGCATTACTGGACGGCTTGACTGGCAAGCGAGCTGCGTTCACATATCCTTCAACGATGACGCCTACGGGTTGAGAACCATCACTGACATCAACATCATTAATGGTCACACCGACTGCCGTTGCATCGTTCTTTGGATAGATAGAACCTGCTGGCAATACACCCTTTACGACACCATCAGTTGAACTGTCGGCTTGGCGAGTGAATGAAACGAATTTTTCGCTATCCAAGAAGTTGATCTCAGATGCGTTTACCTTTTTACCTGCGTACATAAAAGTACCTCCTTAATTTTGTTTCCATGGGTCGTTGACAACTTGGCTCTGCTGATTCCGTTGTTTAGCAAATGCCGCGCCCGGAGTCTCCACCTTTGAACCATGCGTTTTGGGTGTGCTGCCCTTAAGCAACTCTTGACGAACACCTTCAGCTACTGCTTGGTCATGCGCAATGAGCCACTTAACATTTGTCTCGGTTGATTCTGCCTCGGGCGTTACAACGTGCTGCAAATCGTCCTCAGTGACTGTCAATTTGGCGTCCTCAAACATCGATCGAGCCTGTTTGCCCATCTCGTAGGTGGCAAGCTGTGACTTGAGTTCGTCTCGCTCTTTTTGAGCCTTTTCTAGCTCGTAGTCCTTCTTCTGGTCGGCATTCATCTTGGCCAGCTTTGCGGCCTCGTCAACAGCAGCTTGTTTCTCCTTCTCGGCACGAGCAAGACGTTTTTTAACAATGTCGTTGACCTGTTCATCCGTGTAGGTATGCCGATCAGAGCTTTCATCAGAACTGTCTTGGCCATTTTCCGAGTCTTGAGCGTTGGTGTCATTGTCACTTTGAGATTCGCCGTTTTGCTGGTTCTCTTGACTACCGTCAGCACCAGTATCTTCAGCGAAAAATTGCAAATTCATTGGCATTAAAATCTTAGGAATCATGTTCAGAACTCCTTCCACAGCTTTTTAGACGGATCAGGCTTGCGTCTTAATTTACCGGAGCTTTTAGAGTCGATCACGCTTGGACTTGATGGCATAAAAATAGCCGCTAGCTGCGGCTTATAAAAATCCTTTACGGCGTTGTGCATCTCTAGATCGTTTATCAAGCTCGTGTTTGATCGGCACTGCCATTTTTTCGGCAAGCAATTTACCATCTACCGAACGTCCAGATGGTTCGTATGTTTCTTCAAAAATGTCAGGCTTGCAAGGATAGAACTCGCCATGAACACCTTTGATGATGTAATCACCATCCGAAACCTTCATGTCACCTTCAAGAGTTTTGATAACAGGATTAGTAGCCATCATCCCACCGTTTGGTGCGACATCGCCATTAACCATGGGATAGGCTGTGTGTCTCATATAAACCCATTTCTCATAATCGAACTGAACAGCTTCAATTTCAACCGGCTTCTTACGATATTTCATTGCATTTCCTCCTAGATTAGAAACTGTATTCTTGCTTGATGTCGTCTATACCATGCACATTGGCGGCAAGTTTAATGACAACTTTGGTATGATCGCCGACCTTTGAATCGATGTTCATATCAATGACACCTTCAATACGTTTGCCGTTAAGATATGGGCCGTCATCTTTCAGTTCAATAACGCTTAGGTGAGGACCTGACACGTTACCAGATGTCGATTTAGTGTCGCCGGTTAATGACAGTCCCATATAATTGGCAAGTGTCGCATTGTCGATTATCATCGGTTTGCCGTTGACATATAAATTGCCATTCTGAATGGTCACATTGTCATCGCATCGATTGTATGCGGTGAGGATAAGCGCTCCTAGCTGATAATCTTTGATGCCATTAGCTAATGCGGCCAAATCAAGTAGTCGTTTCTTGATGCCTTCACGAGTTTTCAAATCTTCATTGCTCATGGTATTTCCTCCTAATCATCGTCTGGCATATAAGCCGCAATGGAGCATCGGCAATTGGGGTGAACTGGAATATCTGGCACATCGTCTACACGATAAATGCCTCTACCAGTTCTCCCGCCTTCTGAAATCTCCTTGCATACATCACACGCGCTTGGCTCAGCTACCCATTTGCAATAGTCATAGCCAAACTTATTGAAGCTATCTAATTGTGCCTGTGTCTGAATACGGGCCGACTCAGTACGTGCAATTCGTTCTGTCACATAGCGGTGATTGTTAACCGTTTCTGCCACTTGACCGCGTAACTTGCGAGCAATCTTTAGTGGGCTCTGTCCCTGAATGGTGGCGGCAGTCAGCAGCTCGTCCAGCTCAGCCTTAAGAATGTCTTGGCTGATCCAGATGCGCTGTGAGAAGGTGTAATCTCCCTCTCGTTTGGAGAGCAACTGGGCTAAATCAGTGTAGCCGCCCTTAGATACCGTCTCTCCAAGTATTCCAGCTTGCCGTTTGATCTCGGATTGATAATCATCGCTCAATTTTGAGATTAGATCGGCGTTCACTTTCATGTGTGCATCAAGCATTTCTTGACCAATCTCACTCTTGAGCATTTCTAAGCGATTAATCCGCATGGTAGCGTTGTATAGCTTGAGACGATCATTGACATCCTTGCTAAAGTCGGAATATTTGAGCGGTTCGCCGTTGTACATCTTTCTAGCATCATCGACAATTGACTTTGCTTCGGCTTGATAAGCTTTAATATCGGTAGCCATCACTGCTTGACGCGCACCGGCCATGCTGTCGTTGCTGTATGCGGCATACTTGGCAAACTCTGAATCAATATCCTTTTGAATGTCGGTTAAAGCTTTGTCAAAATATTCCTGAATTTGGGCATTGAACGCCTCGTCATTCTTAAGGTTATCGACAATCCATTTCCGTTCAGCGGCCGTTCGCTTACTCCAGTAGTCAGAATTACTCGCTATCTGTTGTTGAGTCGTTGTTGTCATCATTGCCACCACCATTCAGAAATTTCTGGAAGTCCGGGCTTGACGGACTGTTAGTAGCAGCGTCTTTTGCTTTCTGGGCGGTCTCATCAGCGATGCGTTTCATTTCGGCCTTGGGATCATCGACAAATGATAAGGTACTCAGCATGGTCTGATCTGATACAAGGCCTTTGAGCTTAGAAGCCGCGTCTGCTTCGTCGGTAATGTTCTCCGGAAGATTTCGCGAGAATGCGAAGTTAAGCTTTTGCCAGTCATCAGATTTACTTTCTGGAAGGATTGTCCCAACACTGAATGCGATCTTGTAAAGGGACCGGAGTGACTGTGTGAACTTACGATCTTGATTGGCCGCCAGATTGCGCATTGGTAGCAATTTGTATTGCAATGCAACACCAGAGCTATTGCCGCTGAATGCTTCATCGTTCAAGTTTGCCACCATACTGATCTGATAGATCATGCTGATGAGGCGATCAATGAGGTGCTCTTGAATGGCATCGCCATCAGGTTTGGTCAGAAATTCAGCTACGCCTTGAGCAGAATCAGCGTCTGGAGCATAGATGATTTGGTTGCCATTAAGATCGAGTTTGGGGTTGCCGTCATCGTCCTCATCAAGTTTCAGACCCTTAAGAACCAAGTACGCATTGTCAAAATACTCATTCTGGTTCGCCTTCTGGCTTAGCACCTTGTCTAAAGCATTGATGAGCGTTTCAACGTTCTCAAAGATGCCTTGTCGCTCGGTGTTCATGAAAAACTCAACTGCCGGTACTTCGTTAAATGGGTTAAATCCGTCTGTCCCTTCAAGACGTGTCATATCAAGAGCGTATATGCCGTCTCTCAGGTATACCTTTCCGGTCAACGTCTTGTCTTCATCATGCCAATACATGACAAACGCAATGGCTTTGTGTGCTACCGTGTCGTCATAGACAATGAATGAATTGATAGGCGAGCTGTATGCAATACACGTCTTGCTGTCTTCGTCCTGGTACAAAAAAGCAAGCGCCCGTCCGTAAATGGCTGCTTGCTTGCTGATCTCGCTTAATTTGTCCTGAACGCTGTTCGTATCGTTCCACTCTTGCAGCACAGTGTTGTCCTGTGTATTGTCGAGCGTGATCTTCGGTGGAATACCAATGTAAAACCCATTGTAGGTATCCACGATATAATGAGCCAAGTTGCCAACAAGACGGTTGTCTGGTCCATGATCCTTTTTTGCATCATCAATAATCTGATGCTGACCGAGGTACATTTTCTTTGCTCGAAGGTACTTGTTTTTAGCTAGATCATCATTGGCAGTAATAAACGCATTGATGTCATCGCCAGTTAGCTCTTCATCAGTCGGGAAAATAAACACATCTCCGTCTGTGATTGAGCCTTTCCCTTGAACTGTTAATATGATGGCCACCTCCTTAGAAGTATTTGCTTGTGTTCTTGAACGTATGAGCTCCATTTCTCCGTTTGATTACCTGCATGACAAAATATCTCATGGCGTCCATTGCGTGGTCATGTGCCTTGACCACTTTGTCTTCACCCTTTTGACTGGCCTTGTCATCCCACACATAAGAAGCGAACTCTTTGAACAGATTAGTTAGCCCAGGTGTGAACTTGATCTCACCAGAGTTCATAGCTGTTTGCGTTTCTCTAATGCCGTTTAGCACATCGTTATCAGCTTTAATAACTCGATACCGGCGTTCTCTCAATTTGGCAATAAATGAAGCCGCTGATGGGTCAACAATCACTTCACAGCGTATGTCACCGACAAATTGGCTGAAATCCCGAGCGTATTCATCATCTGTCTTCTGTCTGCTGCTATGCCGTCCATCGTAGTAATACTCTTTGAGACAATACCAAACAGACCCACATTTACCCCAAAGCAAGAAAGCTGTGGGGTTCTGTGTGCCATAGTCAACACTGACATAGTATCGGCTTGGTTGCTGGCTTGGATTGCTGATCATCTCGTCTTTATTGAAGTTGTCGTAGACAATTCCATCAGCCAGAACCCATTGTCCCCGAATGTATCGCTGGTAAAACACTCCTGAGTACATATGTTCGTACCTGTCAATAACTTCATCGCTCAGGCTTGGATTGTCCGTCATCACAAAGTGGAGACGCAATGCGCGTTTATCGTCTGCTTGATCAATCCAGTCAGTCTTGAACCAGTGATACGGGCCCTCTGGGTTCATATTGAACCAGTATTTGCCGCCAGTAACGGAAACACGCGCTGTCGCTTGATTGACAAACGACTGTGGCATGAGAGCTGCTTCATCAAAGAACATTCCGGCAAGTGTGATCCCTTGAATCAGATCTTGGCTGCTTTCATCTTTACCACCGAATAAGTAGTAAAGATTGGTTCTTCCGTCAAGGCTGATTTCCAGCATGTTTTCTGAACGCCGATCCACAACCGAGAATCCCACTTGTTGCAATGTTTGTTTGAGTGGCCTGATAACATTTCGGCGTAATGATCCAATGGTTTTGCCGGCAACACCAAATTGCTCGCGGTCAAACATGATCATGCTCCATAGAACATAGCTGATCGACATTGCAAACGTCTTTCCGGAACGCACAGCACCATCAGCAATGATAGTCTGCTTGTCTGGATAGCGGCGCCACCAGTTGATGATGTCTAACTGTTTCCCTTTGAATTGATCAATCGGAGTTGTCATTGACATCACCACCCTTTGGGATACTCTCATCAATTGCTGCCAAAAGCTTGTTCAGTCCTCCATATTGGCCTTCTGGAGTGCGGTAAGCGCTAGCTTTCGCTTCCATGATGTCAGCCTCAGCGGTAGACTTGCGAACCTCTTCGGCCACTTTTTCGGCTTGTGCTTCGTTCAATCGCTTGAATGCTTGATCACGGAACAGCTCCGGCTTGCGATTCTTCAACCAAAATATTTGGGCTGAGGTATCCGGTGCCAGTTCGTTCTCATTGACCATTATTGGTATCTTTTCGTAAGTAGGAACGTTCTCAATTGATGCTTGAACAAGTTCCTTCCTAGTGAACTCTGGATGATCAATCTGATGTTCATTTCGCCACCTAGCTCTTTTTGCCCCCAATACGTCATCTCGAATAGGAACCATTTTATAAGTCGTATTAGTGATGGTCATGCCTAAAGCCCTTTTGACTAGTGAACCAGCAACCATTTGATCAACAACTTCTTTTCCTCTCTTTAGGGCGTCAGAAATGTCAGAATACTTTTTCTTCCAGTCATAAAGTGTTGGCCTCTTGATACCGATGTTATGGGCTATTTGTTCATCAGTGAGGCCGTCTCGGGCCCACCCTTCTATGAGAGCCAGTTTTTCTGGTGTCTGCCACTCTTGATATTTCCCTTTAGCCATCACATATCACCACACCTTCCTTCCATTAAAAAAGCGGTAGCTAGTTAGCTATCGCTGGTTATAATTCATTAAGCTGTTGTTACTCCTGGATTGTCTTTACTAGGCTGTTTCTTCTTATCAGCCTTGGTCTTGTCCCGCTGTTTTTTCAACTTGTCCTTGAGGTTCTTATAGACGTCTTTTGGTGACGGCAAGTGGAATGCCACAGTATCCACCCCCTTTTTGACAAGCATACCTTACTTTCAGGATGTGCGTATCCGCCTCGCGTCTTAACTTGATTAGAGCGTGAACGGACAATTTCTCTGTCAATCTTGCCGATGGTCCACGCTTCAACTTTCGGCATGTAAACGCCGTATTTTGTTGTAATCATTTGAGCCATGAAATCACCTTACACATAGTAAATGGCACGAGTATCATGATCGCTGTATTCGACCAGCTCAAACGTTTTGTGAGCAACCACGCCAATATCATCAGTCCATTTGTCAGTTGGCTTGCGTGTCGATACTTGACGCTGAACGAATCCGCCTAGGTCTTTGCTCATTTCTGAATGTAGATGCCCCGTAAACAGCTCGCGGTTCTGTGCTGTGCCTAACATGAATCCGAACTCATCAAGATACTTCGCAAGGTAGTTGTTCTTGCCCTTGTCACCATGAGTGGCACCAATGAAGTTGCGGCCTAACATTGCACCTTTGTAATGCTTCAGTGATATATCCCAAGTGATGTTCGGCTGGTTGCTGTAGGCACGTTT